GACGACCCCATAAAATATTGATAGGGTACATACACCGCCGTTCTTCTTCTCGTGACAGCGCACGCCGTAAAGTTTGTGTTGTCGAATATATTTCCCGTTGCAGAATTGAATGACATTTGGTTGGTCGTCCCGTTAAACAGACACGAGTACCCTGGACCCTTTGTCGCGCGTTGAATCACAGGCTGATTCGCCGCCGTCGCTTGTGTCGCATGGTTCCCGCGACCCGATTGGTCGTACCACGTCGTGACGTAGCCTGTCGCGCCACCGAGCCAGTTTGCAAGTGTCTGCCCCGTCACCGGAGCCGTCAAAAGATTGCCGAGTCGGTCGGCGTAGAAATCAGTTGCAGAACCTGATGCGTAACTCGGTCCGTCACCATTTAAGTTCCATGACGCAATGTTTAATGTCGAATGATTTCCAGCCACACCAGCATTCCCAACAACGTTCACTATGAGACGATAATATGAATAGGCAAGAGAATTAGAAGTTGAAGGAACATTGATAGTAGTTCCACTTTGTTCGTACGAAATTTGGCTCTGAAAATGAACATTTGACCATGTAGTACCATCGTTAGAACCGGCAACCCAGAATGTAGTGGGATTTCTAGTATTCCAAAAACCACCATCCTGCCGCCCCACGAGTGTATAACTTCTGAGAACTATTGTTGTTGGGAGTTGTATTTGGATCCACCATCCTGCAGCTGACGCTCCGCTTACGGTCGTTGTTTTTGTAGTGTCTAAGAGAGTTCCTAAATTATAGTCATAATAATTTGAACCCGTGTAAAGTTGCTCGTAATATGTGTTTATGTTATTATCAAATGCATTAAATGAGGCTAAACTACCAGTATTACTCTGACCCGAAAGTTCCGTAGAATAGTAAGTTCCATTTCCATACACTTGGGCCGAAACCACGGTTGCATTTGAAGTCATCGCAATTGGCGGCCATTGAACTATTGGATGCGACTGAATTGAGACTACCTTGGCCGTGGTTCCGTTGACCGCCCGCAAGGAAAACGCACCGACGGCGGAACTCGTGACGGCGGTTGAAAGCTGAGAAAAGAGGGGGGTGTTTGTCATCTGAATTGAAATAGGATAACGAATTATTACTATTCCTGAACCGCCGTTTCCGCCGGTTGTAGTAGCATTTCCGTCGCCTCCGCCACCGCCGTTTCCTGTATTTGCAGAAGCACCTGCGCCATTGGATGTACCTGCACGGAGTCCACCAACACCACCAGAGCCATATGAAACTATAGTACCTGAAATTGAATAAGATGCACCGGGTCCGCCAGGTGGTCTTGTTCCACTTGAATCGCCATTTGACCCAGCCCCCAATGCACCACCACCACCAGCGCCGTTCGCATCTGTTGCTAATGTATTTCCACCTTTATTTCCTAACCCGATTGTAGCTGTTGACGCACCCCCAAGTGCTCCAGCACCGGTCAAACGCGCTGCACCACCTCCAGAACCCCCCGCGCCTCCCGCATTTCCATTGATCGCTCTATCACCACCTTTACCTCCTCCAGCACACGTCAAAGTTCCAAACACAGAATTTCCGCCAGCAGTGGCCGCTGTTGTTGTAGAACCTACGCCTCCATGTCCTCCATTTCCGACTGTCACTGTAATTGCACCAGATGCTACTGAGTATTTTTCAGAGTAATACAATTCTCCAGCACCCCCTCCACCACCTGTTTGATTCGCTGCACAACCGCCACCTCCACCTCCACCCGCCACGACCAAAACATCCACGAGACCCGAAGTCGCCGGTGTGAACGTACTCGTTCCGACCGTAGTGAACGTATGAATACGATATCCGTTGATCGTTTGGACCGTGTCGCCACCCGAAGCACTCTTTATGTAACTTGAATTTTCAACCCCTCTGCTCGGCATCCCCTGTGCGTTGTAGATTGACTGAACCTGGGCGGCCGAAAGAGCCGTGTTGTAGATACGGAGATCATCAACAAGACCGTTATACGCAGAAAAAAACCGTCCGTCACAAAAAGATCCTATAGTAAGTTTCGTAAAACTACGAGGTCTCCCTGTAGCTGAACTTGAAGTTGCTACAAATGAACCATTTATATAAACAGAAATGGTATTAGAAAATGAAGTTTCAACTATACTGGCCGCGACGTGAACCCAAGTTCCAGTAGAATAGGAACTGGATGATGTAGAACCTATGTACACTCCGGATGCAAAAGGATATTGAACGGTTATTTTTCCAGCAGACGTGAAATATATACGCACGTCCGACTCTGGATTAAAACCCGTCATTGCAACAACTTGACAACCGTTCGAAGAAGCGAGCGTGGATGCGTTAACCCAGCATGTAACAGTAAAGTTGGTGGATGAAATGGAAGGAAGGGTCCACGAAACATTACTTGTAGGTGTACCTCCTGCCGTATTCGTAATTGAAATTGCTTGTCCGTATTTTCCTGAAACATACGACGGTGACGTTCCAACAACTTTTCCGGATAGCCCCGATACGTAATCGGTCGTCGTCCCGTCAAATTGCCACGCGAGACTCGGTTGCGGCATCAAATTAAACCCCGATGCAGGTGCGCCACCCTGCGAATACACGCTCTGGACCTGGGCGGCGGTTAGAGCCGTGTTGTACACACGGAGATCATCAACAAGACCGTCGAAAGGGGGGGTGGTTCCAGTTGCAGAACCCGGACTTCCGCTAAATAATGTTCCTATCGCCCCTATACTTTGATTAAAAGTAGCACCAACACTAGGAGTAATAGTATAGGTACGTTGTGAAGAACCATCTTTTTGTATATAAACTGTAACGAGATTCGACGTGACAACAAAGCAGGCAAACGTCCAATTTGTAGTATCAAGTATGCTACCTGTATCAGAACCACTCCTGTTAGCACCAGTAGAATCATATGCAACATAATTAATACCTATTGAGCTTGCCGAAGCAACACGAACATTCAGGTACAGGGCATTTTGTGCTCGTATTACAGAACTAAAATAAGGAACAGGTTGGTTAGCATTTACTGTGACCCAATTAGTATTTAACTTGAACCAAAATGAGACTGTATATGGCGGAGCAGATATTGGAGTTGTCAGTGAATAGTACAGCACATTATTAAATACCAAGTTTGAATAGTTATATATATTTGCCGAATTACCATATTTTCCCGTTGCGAAAAGTGTCGCGACATTCGACCCTGACGGTGCCAATCCAGTCACGTAATCATTCATGGTCCCGTCGAACGTCCACGCCAAACTCGGCTGAGGATCGACGCCTTGGGACGTCAAACTCATCTCTACTCTTAGACCATGATTTTACAAACGTCCGAAATCTTGTACAGGATGTTAAACACCTGGTGTCGCTCTGCTGCATTCGTCGGTGGGTCCAGAATCTCGAGCTCAATCTGGTATTCGGTCGTGTCTTCGCTGTCCTTGTCCTCAGCCTCACCGCTCACCTCGGATAGGTCGATCGAAAGACCCTTACGTACGAACGAGTACCGCTTACGCTTCTTGACACGGGTAAAGTTTTCGTCAACGTCAGCATCTCGATCGTACGGCACCTCGGACGAAATGCCGAGTCGAGCATCGACTGGGAATCCCTCGAGCACTTGGTCGTTGACGTGCAAACGTTGCTTGATGACACACGATTCCATTTCGTCCGTCAGATCGTTCATGACGACACGCTTGCCCGCCTCCGTGTCAATGTACACGGTCGACTGAGATTCCTTGACGCTTTCCCAACCCTTGTACTTTCGAAGACGACGAAGGACACGCTCGAAAACAGCCGGTCCGACGTTCGTGTCGAAACGCCCACGATTCACTTTGCCCAGCCGAATCTCAATCTCGACATTCGGCTGGTCACGATACTCATCGATCGTATTCTCCCAGGCACTGAACAGCGCCGTCATGGTTTCCATTACTGCTTCGTCGCTGGTTGTGTTTAGACTCAAACATCCAAATCAGCACCCGCGTAGTTTTCTTCGATCGTGTCGATGCCGAAGATGAAACGCTGGTTTGCATACGCCTTGCTTCGGTACGTCAACGAATCCGTACGTACTTCCAACTCCCTGGACGAAAACGGACCCGCGTAAATGTCTTCGTTGAACTTGCACCGTCCGAGCACATTCTCTTGACAGTGCTGGTTGAAAATCTGGACGAACAGCTTCTGTGGAATACACTTGTCCGGTCCGTACACCACCTTGTCGCTCGCCAGGAAGTGCTGCAGAGGATTCGTCACCGTCGCCACCTGAGCCTGGACGTTCTTGAAGTACGGTGGCAGAACGCTCCAAATGTCCTTCTTGGCGTACTTTCCAGCGTAATCCAGGTAGGCCCGCACGCACTTACACAGGATCGATGGAATCTCAGCCTCGAGCTTTCCATCGAGCTGTGGATCCGGCTCAGCCACCTGGCGCGCGAAATTCCACGTCACGAGACGACGAAGTACGGATCCTGAGTTGTCACGATAGCTCGGCACCTCGTTACCACCGAGAATACCAGGCACATTCCAGGTCATCGAAAGCGCCTTTTCATTCTTGCGCGCGATGGACACATCCTCACCGGAAACCATCGACTGAAATTCAGCCTGCTCGAGTGCCAAGTCACCCTTGACCTCGGGGCTGATGAACATGAACCCGTCGTGAATCGACCAGAGACCAAACTTCTTCTCGATGTTGTTTGAGAGCGTCCGAACATCCTCCGGGTCGTAGAACCGCTTGCACACCTTGGTGATGATCGTCGACTTGCCGGATCCAGCGATACCCTTGAGAAAGGGAATCACCTGCCAAGCATCCTGATCGTTCACGTCAAAACACAGACGACCGATGAATACGTACAGCCATTCCATCACATCCTTTGGAAAACGCTGGTAGTCCATAATCGACTGAATCACAGGCGTCGGAATGTCTTGCCAACGCTCGATGCTCATGTTCTGCTGAGGAAACTCCTGGTCGAAAAACTTACAGCTCACAACCGTCGGATCCAGATTCGCAATCTCGGGCGAACCGTACGGGTAAAATCGCGACGTCTGGCCGTCTGGAGACCAATCGCGTCCCGCAAAGATGCCGTTCGAAAACGACCACACGGATCGATTCTTTTGAATCTCGGGAAACTGAATGTCACGACACATCGACAAGTGTGTCACCGTGTCCCGAACGATACCACCCTTGCTCGTCAGGTTACGCCACATGTCGTATTTGTCCTCCTTTTGTGTGTAGAAATACACAAACTCTTTGATTTCCATGATAGGCTTCCACGCACGTGTCAGATGACCGTCTGACGTTTCAATCTGTTTGCAGCACTGACCCTTGTACCGCTTCATCTTTTGTGTGTACGTCTTGTTCAGCAGGTACAACAACAAACGCTGGTACGGACTGGCATCATCCTCCTCGTTTGGAGAATCCAGCGTCTTGCACCGAAAAAGGGACGAATCGAGATCACCAGCCATGGGGGCGACTGTCGGGCTGTTGATTCTTTCAAATGACCGGACGTACCGGAATATGATTTCGTAAGCGTCGTCAGCAGTCTCGATGAGACGCATCAGGCGGTGCGCGATGCGAAACTCGTCGCCGTTGACATCCTCCGAAGATTTATCCTTGATTCCCAGTTCGCTCGAACGATGATACAGCTCGGAGAAGAGGTTTACCAGACGACGCTTCTGTTCCTGAATCCGCTCCAGATCGACATTCTGGGGCATTCCGTTCGGGTCCAGCTCGTCGTCGCGGAAAAATTGTCTAAATCCATTGGTGAGCGGTGCAAACCGATCGCCTTTACAGGTGAGACCCATCTTTTCCTCGAGTTGACCGATAAAATGTTCGAGACGTTCTGGGGCGAGTCCTGACACCTCAGAACGCATGACTTCCATGCGAATCTCATGCTCGTGTTCTGGTGGTTGGTCCCGGTCGAGCGTGTGAACGTCAGCCGGGACCGTCATAGTACAAGAGCGCTATATTTTTTTAGGCTGGTGCCACAGCCTTGCACTCACACCCCTTGATGTTGGACACGGCAGACAGCAGCTTCACCAGGATAAGGTTCTGCTTCTCCAGGTGCTTGGCGATGAGCTGAGTCGCATCCTTCAGGCTGGCGAGCGACGTGGCGATCGTCTCACCGTCATCGGTCGTCAGGAAGTTGGCCAGAGCCTCCATCGGGTCCATCATGTCCATCTCCTCAAAGTCATCCTCGCCCTCAGCGTCAACGAGGTCGGGTACGGTGTCATCTGCTTCGTTCGGCATTTATAGTACCGTAGGTAATTTGTTTAGGCTATGTGGCGCGCTCCGTCCGGTGTCCGAAATTTTTTTCTTTGCTAAGAGTACCAAGCGATCATGGCCGGAGGACTTATGCAGCTCGTAGCTTACGGTGCCCAGGATGTTTACCTGACTGGCAACCCCAAGGTGACTTTCTTCCAGGCGGTGTACAAGCGCCACACGAACTTCGCCATGGAGCTGATCCAGCAGACGACCAACGGCTCGCCAGCCAGCAGCGGCCGTGTGTCCGTGACCATCGCCCGCAACGGCGATCTGGTCGGCAACATGCACGTGGCTCTGACGCCCATCTCCACCGTGCTGACCTCCAACAACAACGCTTACGACACCAACTGGGTGGCTGAGCGTGCCATCTCCGCTGTTGAGCTGACCATCGGTGGCCAGCGCATCGACAAGCACTACCAGACCTGGTGGCGCCTGTACGCTGAGGTGTTCCTGAACGAGTCCGACAAGCTGGCATGGGGCAAGATGACCACCATGGCGAACGCCGGTTCCACCACCAACTCCACGTCCAAGGTGTACCTGCCCCTGCTGTTCTTCTTCAACCGCAACCCCGGCCTGTACCTGCCCCTGATCGCCCTGCAGTACCACGAGGTGCGCCTGGACTTCGACCTGACGGCCTACTACGCCAACTACTTCGGCACGTCCAACCCCTTCGAGGTGTGGGCCAACTACGTGTACCTGGACACTGAGGAGCGTCGCCGCTTCGCCCAGAAGGGTCACGAGTACCTGATCGAGCAGGTGCAGCACACCGGCGGCGACCAGCTGGATGGAACCTCCACCAATGCTCAGCTGGTGCGTCTGTCCTTCAACCACCCAGTGAAGGAGCTGATCTGGTGCTACACCAACAACAGCGCCACTGCCCTGAACGGCATGTGGAACTTCTGCACGAGCACGGCCAACGTGAACGTGACGTCCAACGTTCTGTCTTTCCAGGCGTCCAACAACTACGTGCTGCCCAACGCGACTGGTGTGCCAACGCTGATCTCCACGGCGGGTGTTCTCGCATCCAATGTTTTCGGTCTGGCGGCGGGCTCCTTCACCGGAAACGCCTACTGGATTGAGCAGGGTCTGCCTGTGTTCAATAATGCTACCCCAGGCGTGGAGGTGGGTCCTCTGGGTCTGTTCAAGGTGATCCTGAACGGCCAGGACCGCTTCAAGGAGCAGTACGGCAACTACTTCAACCAGGTGCAGCCATTCTACCACCACACCGGCACCCCCTACCCAGGCATCTACGTGTACTCGTTCGCCCTGCAGCCCGAGGAGCATCAGCCAACCGGCACGTGCAACTTCTCTCGCATTGACAACGCCCAGGTGTCTGTCGTGCTGAAGACCACACAGAACCAGGCGACCCTGCAGAAGCTGTTCGCTGTCAACTACAACATCCTGCGTATCCAGTCTGGCATGGGTGGCCTGGCCTTCTCCAACTAGACGCCTCAACGTAGGTGCTCTGCGAAACGCGAAAAAACAAAAAAGAGGGCAGCCGCTACGAAAACAAAGTTTTCGGGCTTCGGCCCCAAGAACGATCAAGGTTCTTGGGATCGAAACAAATGTGCGTGTATATTAAATGGTGTTTTTGAGTCTGAGAGCTGCATGGCTTCGTCGTCAGCGCGCTAAAAAGCAACTCACGAATGCAAAGAACAATCTGAGACAAGCCAACAACAGGTACAAGCAGGTGAAACGGAAGAACAACGCACAGGCGCCACCTCCGCGTCAGGGACCAAATTACGGTGTGATGCGCATGGTTCGTGTAAAAGGTCCATACGGTATCAATAGCATCGGAATGACGAACAATGCGTTCAATAATTTCAAACGCACACACAAGTACAATTTTAACAAGGGATACTACGTCTCCTCTTGAATCAAATCAAGCGAAATCACCGGAAATTCATACCACTGAATATCCGAATCTAACTCGGCCAAGTCACCCGGAAACGCACGCAAAACTTGAAGATCGATGAAGGGCTTCATGTCCTCGTCGGATCCGAAAAACAGGTGGTCAGTCCGGATCCGCTCGACGCGCGCGTCGGACAACTTGACGATCGAAGTCACTTTTGTGAATCCGATGCGGAACATCGTATCGTCGCAATCCTCGTCATCACAGTGATCGTCTATGAACGTAAACGGACGGAGGTACGTCATCCGGTAAAATTTTTCGAGCGACGGCTCTTTCTTTTTGAAGACGCTTTGACAGATTTCCATCCCCTCCTTGTACTGGGCATCTGTCAAAGATTCCTTGATCGAATCGAGAAAATCTGAAATATCGTGTGCTGTCATTGCCAAGGAAGCGTAAAACCTCTCTAGATCAACCCAAATGGAGGAGACTCAGGATCAGTTTTCCATCAAGTGTCCTTTGTTCCGTGAGAGCCTTTGGCTCCGTGAGTTTGGTGAGGTTTTTTATGCCAAGTGTCCGACACCCATTTGCGACGTTCAAATTTCTCCGTTCAACTTTGAGGTTGGGCACATTACGGCGGTGAGTAAAGGCGGCAAGGCGACGTTTGAAAATTGTCGTCCAATCTGGACACGGTGCAATAAATGTAACGGAACTCGTAACATGGATGAGTTTTTCGAAAGGACAAAGGCGATGAAAAAGTACCTGTTTGACGACCAACCGTATGCTGTTGAGTGTATCAAAGAATCTAAGAATGTCAAGGGAAAGATGTTCTACCTTATCAAGTGGGAAGGATTCAACGAGAGTTACAATACATGGGAACCGAGATCCAGTCTGGACCATCCTCCGAACGAATACAATTGGGAAAAGACGAAGCGAGTTTTGCGTAGCAACAGTAAAAACGTGTAGTGTATCCGTGAACAGATGAACTTGATATTTTCACCAAAAAATGGTCAACACCTTTGTCACATCCGATTCCGTCGTCGAATGTGCGAAAGCTCTTGATTATCGTCGTCTCGGGAAGCAGCGTGTCGAAGCGTACCAACTATGGCGAGCACTCATGGGAATGACGAAGGGGTGGACGAAACACCCCGCCACTCTCATGTGGACCGGACATACGTGTTTTTTGGCTCTGTACTGTAACACTATGATTGACGAATGGGAGGCCCGTGGTTACAAAAACAACATGGCACGTCTGCCACACTGTAAAAATCCACGGCCACCGTGGTGGTGGGGGTGGGAACCGTTGATGCTGTCACACAAAGCGTCACTCAATCGTAAAATGCCGACGTATTATTCGTTCGACGTTGGAGACTATTCCGAATGGGGCTACGTCTGGCCGAGTAAAGTCCCGACCGAACTTCGTCGATGCGAGTCCCCTCCTCTTGAACAAATCTGTGCAAAAATTACATAGGTCTGTGATGCTCACCGTCGAAACCCCGAAGGGCGCGGCGTTCGGGCCACCATCCGGGACGTGGACGCCACGGATCGGGGTGACCTCTATTCGATCGGTTAAAAACGACGAAAAATACGAGGATGATGAGTACGAGCAGAAGCGCCTGGGTACCGGTAAGACCTGACATCTTAATGTTAACCGATAAAAAGATTCGACACTGGCTCTTTATGGAACAGCTCGATCATGATTTGTTCGCTGAACTCAAATTTCAGTTGACGTGGCATACGAATCTGAGAATATGGGAGGGGCTCGATCATCTCACGAGCGACGATTGGGAAAACATTAACGCAACAATCCGTGACGTTTTTGCGCCGTGGATACGCCGGTACGCATACACGGACGTGGTTTCAGCGCTACAGCAATGCAGAAACATGCTCGTTCATGTCGTATGGGCTGCGATGAACGTGCCGTACCCGCGAAATCCATACGAGCACATTTTGTCCGTCGTCGACAATGCCATGAATGCATTCAGACACACGGCGTATGCTCTCGAGGTGTATCAAAAAATGCTCGTAGCGGACCATTACGCACACCTCATTCAGCGCAACTGGAGGCGATGCATTGCAGATCCGTCATACGAAGCGTGTCGAAAAAGGTTGCTTTTCGAGTTTAAAAAAATATCTTCAGAATCAGATATGTATGGAGATATTTTCAGCGTTTAACCGGGATTTCAGGCACACATTCAATCCTGAAACACAACGTCCGTGGAACGGAGTCTGGTCAGCCACCAATTTCTATAAAAAGTATCATATCCTGATTGCAGTCGTGACGGATGAACACCTCGAGGAAATCACTGAATCAAACGTCACTGATTTGTACAGGATTTCACTCATGTGTCACGAACGCATCGGGTTAAAAAAATGTCTCGTTACTCAATAAAATGCAAATCTTCGTAAAAACTCTGACTGGCAAGACGATCACGCTCGAGGTGGAGTCTGCGGATTCCATCGCGAGCGTCAAGGCGAAAATTCAAGACAAGGAGGTATAAAAAATATCAGCAATATGTAAAGTATGAAAACCCCAGAAACAGTCATATGGTTTTGTGGTTTTTATGAAGGTGAGGGTTGTGTGTCGAATGACAAAAGTAATAATAACAGGCTGAAGTTGTCCATTTCACAGAACGACCGAGCACCTTTAGATTTGGGTATGAGTATTTGGGGTGGAAGTATAAGAGATAGAACCCGTCTAAGTGTAAACAACAAAGTGTGTCACGGACATGAATGGGTTCTTAATCATTGTCAGGCTGTTCAATTTATAGATGATATAAATCCTTATATGAAAATACCTTATAAAATAAACCAAATAGAAGTCGCTTTAGAAAATGTAAAAAAGGGATACAAAGGGGAATACAAGTGCGGATTTTGTGACAAGATCTTCACAATCTCGGCGAATAGAAGGAGACATGAACTCAACTTACATATTCAGAACGACGAACGATTTGTTTGTAACTGCGGCAACGAATACACTTCGAAAGACTCACTTGTAAGGCATTTAAAAAAATGTGTTGCTTAATGACAAATGCAGATATTCATTAAAACCCTAACCGGTAAAACCATAACTATTGAAGTTGAAAGCACTGATACAATTTCAAGCGTCAAGGACAAAATTCAACAGAAGGAAGGCATCCCTCCCGATCAGCAGCGTCTCATTTTTGCGGGCAAGCAGCTCGAGGACGACCGTACCATGGCGGACTACAATATTCAGAAGGAGTCGACGCTCCATCTCGTACTTCGTCTACGTGGTGGTGGCTCGAAGTTTTTCCTAGGTAATCAGTAAATGACGTTCGTGAGGACGTTCGGCGGAGCAATGAAAATTTTACACTCGATCGAAATAGGGACGTGTCGCAGCGGATGCCGGCAAGGCTGGATGAAAATCATCAAAAACGCAATCGCGTCGAAACTGAATCCGCTTCACCTAACCGAAACCCAACGTGCCGCGCTTCGACAGAAAATAAAGAGTATAT